GAAGACCGAGAATCGAACTCGGAACCCACAGTTTAGAAAACTGTTGCTCTATCCAGTTGAGCTATCTTCGCGTTTTAAATTAATAAATACTAGTGACGATCTTGTTTTCTACAACTCTACGTTTGAAATCTTCCATCTCTGCCTTCTTTTTCACCTCTTCAGCTTCGCGCTGCTGGGCGATTACCAGATCCTTTTCCTTCTGCAACTTCCGCATCTCGCGCTGGTATTTTTTATCTTTCTTTTCGTCGTAAGCCAGCGCCCTTTCAAACTCGGCCCGATACTTGTTTAAGATGAAGTTGTATGTCTTCATCGTTGAAGAGGCGGTGGCAGAAGGAGCATTGCCATCGTAAGAGTCAACGGAGCTTTGAGCAATGGGAGTACGCTCGTCCATTGTAAGAGTTGTTAAGTTTTTTCAACCAACGACCGTCTTGCCCTTGAAATAGTTCTCGCAGCGGAGCTTGAAGTGGTCGTAAACGGTCGTACCATCACGACGACGAACAGAAAGCATAGAGAGCGGGATCGGGGCGATAGAACCCTTGAAAGAACGCTGGTAAGCGATCTCGACGCCGAGATTCGTATCGAATCGGTCGCCAGCAGTGAAGTTACAGAGCGACCAGCCGATATAAATCATATCGGGGAAGGCGATGTTATGAGTCGCGGCGAATACTCCGATCCGCTGCTTCTTGTTGTCCAGCACGTAAACGTGCATTCCGTCTTGATGGTGTAGTTCTTGGTTCATTGTGGTTGTGGTGATTATGATACTAAGGTACTAAATCTTGCTCTTCTCGTCAACACTTTTTTGCAGATCGAGGTACTTTTTTTCCGCCATCGCAAGTCCTTGCGGGCCAGAGAAATGCCAACCCTTGCTGCCGAAATCTTCGTCCTTGGGCAAATATTCTGCGGGGTCAACCTTGACGCCCTTGATCTCATAGCCGTCATGCCGCTGAACAAGCACAACTTCGTAACCACCGCACTTTGAATACATTGCGATTTTTTCTGTGCGCTTAATCAGCTTCATGGTCATGCCGTGATTTTTAAGTTCAGTGGGGAGCGGTTTAAAATTCATTTTTAAAATTCCGGTGTAAAGTTAATAAATAATTTAAAAGATGCTATGAAAGTCAAAAATGTACTAGCGTCAGTTATTTTGTTTTTAATTTTTGCATTAAACTCGCCTGTTTTGGCTCAATCAAAAGTTGTTTATCGTCAGACGGATTATACGGTAAACGTTTCTGATTTAAATGCGATGGTTGTTTTTTCTGAAGGTAAATCTAAAAGCTTAAATGTTTATGTTGCGCCTTCTAGGGGCGGTTTCCCAGTCGGTGCGAAAATTAATTTTTTAGCTTTGACAGATGTTCCTATCAAACTATCAGCAAAAGATGATGCAACTTTGATTAGCCCAGAAAATTCTTTTATGGTTTCCTCCTACGGCTCTCAATGGAGCTTGACTCACTTAGGACGAAATATCTGGGTAGCGTCTGGAGACCTTTACAGTACAGAAATAAACGCTTACTTGAATGAGGATATAACCCTAAGAGCAAACGTTGATGATAAGGCCACTGGGCCATTCACTTTCGTTTGGCGCAAGAACGGTAGGGTTATATCTGGCGTTCAAAGCTCAACCTTGAAGCTTTTGAGCCTCAAGAGTTCAGATGCTGGACTTTACTCTGTTAGCGTTTCTAATTCTGCTGGCGTCGTTTCTAGCGAAACCATGCAGTTGATTGTCAGGTAATTAAAAATTATCTTTTAATCTACCGTTGAAGCCTTTTGTGCAGCGGGGCATTCCATTTACTTTTAAAATGGCAGAAGACCATTTTAATTGAACGTAACAGTCGGCGCAAACATAACCAATGTCAACGTCCTGCCTACAAGCTTCTACTTCTGGGTTGAATTGATTCTCGCAGCACTGGCAAATAACGATTGTTGGGGCGTGAGCGTCTTCAGACATATTACTCCCAAGTACGGTGTTTTTCTGCGATCCATTCACAGCCATCATATTCCATCAATACCCAATCAACGTCGGCAGGAATTTCAACAATCTTCAATGCGATATCATACTGACTCATCTCTTCTAACGGCTTATGTAAGCCAAGTTCAACGATTGTTTCGATTAGAATTGGGTCATCTCTTGCAATGTCTCCGCAGGAAAAATACTCACTGTTAACAGTGAAATAATAACTTGACCCAAAAAAAGTATGGTCTCTTAGCTTCTTCTCGTAAGCGATCCCCTTCTTATTCAAGAAGCTTTCGATGGCTTCGTGAGGCAGAAAGAAACCCCCGTATTGACGGCTAATAGCGATCTTGCGCGTATTCATTTGTTTTTGAAATAGTTAGGTTTGTTAAGTAGATAGTACAAAGCAAACACAAAGATAATCAAACTAATTCCTGACATTATGTGTAAAATAAAATATGGAAAGTCCACGTTTACTCCAAGCCGAGATCCATAGTAATTTTAGCACCACCTCTGGTGATTGGGCGGCGTATAAAACAGAAATTACTGGACTTTACTCTGCGACTGGTTACGCAGCGTCTGGTAATGCTACTTTCGGTGACTTCTCCGATCATCTAATCAGAGAGTTTAACGGCAAAATCGTAGAGCTTGGAATGCCCACTGGCTTACTAATCCAGCCCTACGATGCCGGTTATCGTTTAACAGGAATAGCTATTAGCTAGCCTTTTCCGTCTTGTCCTTAACGTAAGCTGACATAAGAACGCAGTAGTTGAGGATGTCTAGGATAGCATCCTCATAGGTCTCGTTCTTGACTGCCAGCTTGCCGTCAGCGGCGAAGGTAGAAAGGCGAGAAACCTTGTCTACGATTCGCACTAGGAACCCCTGCTCAACAGAGCAGACGCCCATTGACTCGACTCGCTGGAAGTTTGCAAAAGGACTGTCCCCCTTGCTCCCAGCATAGTCGTTATTCTTGGTCTTCATAATATCGAACGCCTTAGCGCACAGATGATTATGATGGGCGAACAGTTGGTCGCGTGTCATTTTTTAATCGATTTAAATCAGCGCAGAGCGGAACTTTTTGACCGTCTGGTAGATGTTTTCGCCTTGAACGCTGGGCAGAATAGTACGGCTAATTGCGCCTTCTTGGACAGAGGCGTGAATCACAACCAGTGTCTCTTCTGTGCGGTCGCTCTCCTGCTTGAAGCAGTTGGCGACCCAAGCACCGACATTCTCAAAAGCGGCATCATAAAAATTGATGCACTTGTCAAGAGAACCGTTTGTTTCAATAGACCAGACCTCAAACCAATGCTTGTTGGTTTCAAAGCCTTTTGTTAGAACTGCTGATTGCATATTAGTTGTTTGTGTTTCCTGCGGTGTAAAGCTGCTTTGCGCGAGTAAGCATAAAATCGTGGATAAAGTGGCGAGTCTGGCTGTCCAGCAGACGCCCGTTCTCTTGAGGCAAGGTCTTAACGACCTCCTCAAAGTTTAGGTCAAAAGCAAGGCAAAGAGCCTTGATCTTGCGATAAACCCCGATCTCTCGGTACTTGAGGAGCGCAAAGGCAACATCAAGTTCAGTTTCGTTAGCATTGCTGAGTTTAGCAGTTAGTGGATTATTCATGGCTGATCAAAAATTGGTTTCGCGTCCGGTGATGAAATACTGGGAGATTGGAAGAGCGCCGTGTTCGTCAGAGCATTCAAAGATGTAGTCGTCGTCACGGAGGATATGGAAAATCTGCTCACAAGACAGATCGTAATCCTTCATGCGGCTTTGGATCTGCTTGACGGTGGGATAGTGACCATTGTCCTCGAAAAAGTTTTCGACATAATTACGCATCTTGAGGAGAAGAACGTTGGTGGGAACTTCGTCGCAGAAATCGCAGTTGTCTGGATTGTCGCAGAAGTCGCAGTCGCTTGAAGAATCCTTGATGGTAGGATCGATGCTATCAGTATCCTCGCCGTCGTTATAAACCGCGCTGGGAATCTCCTTGCGCTCAGGAGTGATATCAGAAATCACCTTGTACTTGGAGACGCGCAGCTTCTGGAAGCTGCAATCGGTCGGCACGCTAACAGCATCAGCGGGGTCAACCTCAACCACAAGGAGACGCCCATTGTTACCAGCCCAATTATTGGCGTAGTCGTAGCTGCCAACGTGCAGACCAAAAGAACAGTGATTATCCTTGTTGTCATCAACAGAACGGCGGGCGATTTCAATGGTCTCGCCAACGCCATTGTAGATGGCACCGTTATCAGTAGTCTTGCCACTGATAACGAGCGTCTCCTTGTTACCCTGCTTGGAATAAAAATCATTATCAACTCCCTTATAGGCCAAGAACTTTCCATCAGCGGTGATGGGCAGGCTCTTGTAGGACAAGAAGGAATAGAGTTCGTTAACGGAGTTGGCAGAAGGATTCGCCATCAGACGATCAATAAAATTAATCAAGCTCTGAACGTCCTTTGCTCCCTGTGAGAGCATAGCCAAGAGCTTCTCGACAACCACACCGTGAAGCTGATGGTTCTTGTAAAAGACCTCGCCGTTCTTTACGGTAAGGTTGCCAAAGCTGGCGTTCTGGATTCTGCTGGTAACGGAGACCAGCGAAGGAATCGCATCATAATCCGCATTCAAAATCGCCTTACGAAGATCGGCAAAATTGATGTGCGTATTGTTGATCGTATGAGGCTTCCCATCAACGAAGACCGTGATGGAATTGTCCTGCATGATGTAGGCGGGCTTGTTCATGTTATTTATGATTATTTACGGTTGAGGTTTATCAAGAATTATTGTCGATAAAATTAATGTAGTCGATTACCTTGTCCATAGTGACTTGATCAGCGTAGCCGTATCGGCCATTAATGACGATGTTAAGGAGAGGGTACTTGGCGTCGATCTGAGCCATTGCCTCGGTAGCTTCCTTGGTGAAATCAAACTTTTCAGCAGGATTGAACCAGAAGCTTCCAATCTGTTCGATCAGTCTGGCGCAGTCAGCTTGTGCGTTTGAACTGTCGTTTTTTAAAGTCATGTTCGACGCATACTTGCAAACAATGTTGTCTTTCGGAAGCTTGCCAGAATCTGCAAGCGCAATGAACGGAGTCCGATAAGAGCACAAGCTGAGATAAGCTCTCTTCTTCGCGTAGAGGGACAACTCGGCGTTGATCTCTTGCATTTTCTTTTCGCAAGCAGCGAGGAAAAGAGCAGAAAGATTTTTGGCATTGCTGGGCAGAGAAGAGTCGTCAATCACGCCGTAAATCTTGTCAACTCCGGCAACGCCAACTGCTTCGCAAGCACTGAAAACCTTGTAGACCTCAAACTTTTCAACTTCACTCTGGATTCCAAACTTAGCCGTACCCTTATTAGAGCGGCCTCCGGTGCTAGGCACAGAGATTTTAATGTAATAAAAATCAGTGTCAGGGGCGCCAATCTTGTTGTAGAAGTCAATGTAATGGGTATCCTTTTGGGAAAGCAGGCGAACATTACCAGCCTTCTGCTTCTTTTCCTTGGTAAAAGCCTCTACCTTGGAGGTATAAAAAACCTTGTCAGAAGAGAAAGTATCGACAAAGAAATGCTCCGTCGCAGTTTCCTTGCTGACAACAACAACGGATTGAGTCTTATTCTCGCGGAGAATAGTCTCAGCCTTTTGCGTTAAGCTACCCTTATCGCCTTCGTCAACCAGAAGGGCATAGTCACTCGATCCAAAACCAATAGGCTGGACACGAAAAGAACTCTTCTTATGCGGCCTAATGTTCTTATTCCTGTTCAGAGCGTAAGCCTTGTAGGAATCGTCGGGCAAAGAGAACGAGTGAACAGCCTTGCGATTTTTATTGAAATAAAAAGCGTGGTCGGAGAGAATCCTAGTAAGCCTGTGCTTCATCACAGAAGACAGCTTATTCATAAAGCCCAACCCATCAGAAAAAGAATCAAGCTCTTTCTGAACAGAAGCTGCGAGTTCGCTGATAAAAAGGTTGATGCGAGCAGTAATGAACTTCTTGCAGTGCTCGGTATACTCAAGCGACTCTCTGGAGTGGTGCAGGGGAACAGAACCAACCGGAGCGAAAAGAACCAGTCCAACGGTATAAGACCAGTCTTTGAGCATAGGGTGATCCAACGCAATGCAAGCGTCGATCTTGATGGGATAAGCAATACCACCCATCACAATGAAATTCTCTGTAAGGCTCGACACGCCCCACTTATCATTCTTAATCAGCCATTCAATTTTGTTAACCTGTAGATTAACAGAGTATGAACTGCGGTCTTGAAAGCGCAAGATGCTGTTGAGCGCAGTTTGAAAAGAATTAATATCATCAGACTTAACCGCAACATTGATCTCCAAGCCAGAGGGCTCGTTAGACTTGCAGTGATTCAGCATCGAAAACCGAGTGTCGCCGTGCTCGTCAACGTAAACCATCACGGTCAAAGCCTCACCGCCGTGATAAGAGATAACCGTAAAAGAATCGGTGTAAGACAGGGGCGCAAAGCGACCGATACCAAACCCGCCAATGCAAGCGTTGTCAGAACGCTTGGTCGAGCGACCATACTTGGTGTAGAGACCAAAGAGGTCAGCTTCAGAGAGGCCAGCCCCAAAGTCGCGGGCCTTGAAGACAGGCTCAACCTTGGTCGGGCACTGAATGGAGATGGGCTGCGAAGAGCCGCGATTCGCATCGAGTGCGTTGGCGACGATCTCACGAACCGTAGCGAGAATCGGCTCGGAATAGTTGTTCCGCAGGAGAGAGGAGACGTACCTCATCTCCTGCTGGTCAATGGTAGCGATTTCGCTACGGAAGTCGTGAGACTCGACGACGTTCTTTTGGATGGATTTGACAATCATTGGAGCAATTTGATTACGCCCATAATATGCCACAGGGCAGGGGCTTCGTCAAGAGGTTTTCTTAACTTTTTCTGAAGAAAATTCCAGAATCTTCTCTTCCAGCCACTTGCGCTCAGTTTCTGACAGCACTTCGACCGCCAGAATGAAATCGTCCTTGAACGATGCGTTCGTAATTCTGAACTCCGCTTGGTATTTAAAATTCTTTAAAAATTCAGCGTTGAGAGTATTGTAGAGAGCGTATACCTCTTGGACGCTCTTTGAAGAAAATACGGGATGGAATTTCATTTTTATGAAATAAAATTAATCTGAGATGATTTTTAGGAGATCGCTCTTGTTCTCTAAGTGATACCAGACCTTGCCATTAGCCATAATCTCTTCGTCAGAGAAGCCTTCTTGCACAAGGTGGTTAATCATTTTCTCGTTCAAGATAAGAAATTCTACTTTTCTGTTTCTGAAATTTGGAATGATCGACGCAGAAATCTGTGGAGTCGTTATCGTGTAACCGATAATCTTTTCGTCTTCAGTTTCGTTTTCGATTTCAACTGGGCCGCTAGTAAAGCGCAGATTCTTTTTGGACAAAGTTTCTTCGACTTCGTTTTTAACTGTTATTAATTGGCTTTGCAGCTTGGAGGTTGCGGAGGATTTGATAGATGGCATAGTCTTTGTTTTTGAGTTCTACATCGAAAAATACAGAGCGACCGTAAGAGTTAGGGACGCTAGAAGGCATGAGAGCGTGCTTACGAGTATTGTCAATACCTTCTGAGTAATGAAAAAGAGGAACTGTGGGCCAAGTAGAGTAGGCAAGGTCAAAGTCGGCGCGGTCATCGTTGCCGTGATTGCAGAACTGACGGTGCAGAGAATCGTAAGTGATTGGAATGCCTGCGGTCAGAAAGAAATATTTGTGAAGGTTAGAGACGGACCAAGTGCCGTTAACGTTGTCGTTGACCTCTAGCACAAGGCGAGAACGAACGTTGCTGGGCAGGCGATTGAAGTTGGAAAGGAAACGCTGCGAAACCTCGGCAGGATCGCCGTCTTGACGGCAGTGAATGTTGAGGGGAGAGCGGTAGTCGTTGGGCAAGTCGAGCAAGTCGAACAGGTCAGCGTGTGAGGCAAGGTCAGTAATGCTGTTGTTGACTGCGGCAGCATCGTTGCTGGTCAAGGTGATATACTCTGAAGGGTGAGCAGAGATACGAACGCCGGTAAGCTTGATGGTCCGAGAGATGGCATCAAGAGCGGCGCGAAGCTCAGACCAGTTGGGTAAATCTTGCAGACGCAAGTTAACGTCAGGATGGTCGATGACAGGGGTAAGAGAGGAGGACAAGCGGTAGCCAGCAATACCGCAATTGGCGCAGTATTGGATAGTGGCATTGGTAACAATAAAATTGTTGAGGATGCGTTCGCTGAGAATGCGAATAGCGTCGGCGCGAGGCAGCGCAAGGAAACGAGTCAGAGTCATGGTCTGAAACTTGATTCCGCGCTCGGCAAGAACGTTAGAGATGCAGCAAAGAGCTAGATTCATTGTGCGAGCAGCAAATCAGTCAGGCCAAGCTCTGTCAAGCGTTTATTTTTGGCCTCAACGTAAGCTGCTCTGGCCTGCTCTGGCGTGTCAAAAAGACCGACAAAAATTTTTTTGCCGCACATTCCAATTTGGACTCTATATTTATTTGTTTTTTTATGTATGTGATACCCTTTGCCATTCAACGCAAAATCTACATTATTCATATTCATTTCTTTGTTAACCAAGCGCAAATTTTCCCTGCGATTATCTAATTTGTTTCGATTTATATGGTCAATCTGTAATTTGTTATCAATATTTCCGATTAAGTTCACTCTAGTCGCAACAATTTTATGAATCTTTCTTTCCTTAAATTTTCTGGTTCCGGTCAGTAGATATCCTTTGCTGTTGGTAGCCAAGGAATACTCCAAAAGGTCTACGTCTTCTGGCGAAACTAAAACTTCTGATGGATCGATTTTTCTTGATGTGTTCATTTGCAGATTAAATCTTCAACTTTTAAATTGTAGCAGCTAGAAGGAAAAACGTATCTATCTCCGCGAGGATCGGGGTCAACTTCTCCACCGGCAAAAAACGTAGCCTTCTCGTAAAAATTTTCTTTCTTAATGTAGCCGAGAATCCAGCCTCTGCTGTAGTCGCCAAAGATGCTGGTGAAAAGATAGTAATCGCATTTCTGTGCGGTATTGTAGTCCTTGACGGCACAGTTGTACCAAGGTTGGGGCACAACATTCCGCTCCTTGGCTTTTATTTCAAATAAAAATAACTTGGGGGAGATCCAATCAAAATCGTAGCTTTTGTTGGACATGATTCTGCCGCCCCAAGTCTTCTGAACCATAAGATCACTCAAAGCTGCGATCTTTTGCCCATGGCCGTTAGTGTCAGAATTTCTCAGCAAAGGTACTTGCGCCGCCCTCTCAAGGGCTTCGCTGACCATATCTTTACTTATTTGGACTTCGATCATTCGTTTTCAGCCTATAGATCGAATGCAGTTTGCCAAGATAATTCTGCGCCGTCACTCTACTTTTATTTTCATATGAATTATTTGGGTTGTCGCCTTTCATGATCCAACCCCACCGATCTTTAGTTACTGCTCGGTGCAAAACTGGAATATCTTGGGTTGTCCATTCAGCCTTGTACATCACAATGTCGCCTTCTTCGATGCTATCATACGGTTGTTCAGAAGGAGGGATAATGATAACGTAGTCGTAATCTTGTACGGTTGGACGCATTGATCCTGTAGGCAAAACAAAAACTGGACGCCCTCCAGTTTGGAGCGACTTAGCTTGGAGGGCTAAAGCTAATTTTTGTTCGTTTTCAAAATAAAAAACTTCGTATTCTGTCTTTTTTGGTCTATAAAAATAGACAAAAACTAACAGTGCGACTAAAGCGCATACCACTATCTTATTTATCAGATTCTTGTTCATGATTGAACTGGTAGAAGTAGTCCCAATTATCTTCCGCTTCCCATTTGCTAGACCCTTCACAAGAAAATTCCTTATCAAAAACTTTCCAGTCTGGCTTCTTGTCGAATTTCTTTGAGATAAATGCGCCGCCGTCTTTCCACAATATTCTATTATTTGGCTGGAAAAACAGTTGGTTTACAGGCTCTCCATTGCTGGTTGACAGTCCCCATATCAGATGCCCACATTTGTGACCTCCTGCCATTTCAGAATAGCCGTATGGAGCATCTGGGTTGTCGTGCCAATCAACGGTAAACAAATATTTGCCATTTACCCATTCACGATTCTTTAGCTGTACCTTGACCGCTGAATTTTTGTGGTACTCGTATCTTGTGACCGATAAAGAATTAGAATAGCAGTCCCAAAGCTGGAGCCAATCTAAGGGATAATTTTGGTGGACTGGATCATTTACAAGATAGTGAATGGGCACTCTGTCGTGACGAGAACCATACTCTGTCATTATTTGAAAGGTTAGGCATCGTCTTGTTAAGCTTGTAATGCCAAGAACCTCGCACAGAACATAGTCTGTAGTTTTGTTCTGGTCGTTGTAAAGGAAGTCGCTTCTTAAATAAGCGGCAAAGACAGGTATATTTGCGTTAAGGTAAGGCATTATTGTTCGTCGTAATAATCGTAGTAGCGATCAAGCTGCTCTTTGGCTGAAGCCTTGCGCTTTTTTTCTGAATGGAATCTATTGCCCTCGCACCAAGAGCAGCTTCCATGATTTCGGCAAGACGTATCAAAAGCTTTGGAGCCCCAATATGCCTTACGCTTTTCTTTATTGTGCTTTATTGCTTTTTCGAGAGACATAATAATTTATTATCCTTTCTGAAATTGTTTCTGGGCTTGGAATACAGCGGAAATTTATATTTAATGGGCAAGTTTGAACTCTGAACTGGCTTAAACCATTCGGTGTTACATAATATTTTAAATTACCAAGGCATTTTTCAAGGCATCTTCCTTCTATCACTGATAATTTATAATCATAAGAATTGTTTCTATAGGGCTTGTGCCACTGGTTTTCGAAATAAGAATTAATCAAAAATATCTGAGCGTCCGTTGTTCCAGCCAGAACATACATTCCTGTGTCGAATGTCAAGTAGCAAGCTGAATCATTCATTAGATGCCAAGATTCACTGATTGAGTCAATGGCGCCTCGTAAATTTAATCCATTATTTATTTGGAGATCGTAAGTATGCTGTGTCGGACCTTCAATAACAACAGGAATATCTTTTTTATTTAAGCTATCTACGATTTTTTGCCAGCCTTCTTGCCCTAAGTCTCTATCTACCCCTCGCTTTGAAGCGTTAATCAAAACATAATCTTTGGGCAACTCTCTTTTAATGGGCTTTTCCCGAAAGAAGAAAATCTGCTCTTCTTCTGGTAGAAGAGAAAACCCGCATTTATTTGCGATATACTGCTTAATGTTTATGCCAAACCAGAATGGATTTGCCCCATTAAGGGGGCGAAAGCAAAACGGATTACCTGTTTGAGAAGAAAAGTCAAAATCCTTTAGCGAAAAGATATCGCCAACATAAGGATTATGTTTAAATAACTGTGGGTGCTGAGTGACAATACTGATTTTTTGTTTAAAAGTTAAACTAAGCCTTTTTACTGTAGGCAAAAACCAAATAGTGTCACCCAGCCCAAACCAGTTAGGTTCTGTTGACAGAACGACTTTTCTTTCTAGCATTGGTGCGCTTTTCTTGCTTTAGCTTATCCTTGGCGTACTTTTCCATTCCTTCCACGGTCATCACATCAAGCTTTGTTGTGATGTGCTCATAGAATTCTGGAAAGTTATCTCGCATCAACTTTAGATTAATAATAGTCGAACTTGCAGATGGGCGATTAAAAGAATTATAAAGAGTCTTGATGGCATCTTGATCCCCCTCCATTACCAGCGAGCGTAGATTAGGACTGAGGAAAAACGCTACCATACAATCAAGCAGGCTTTTCGCCATCAAAGTTGTGGTAGTAGTGAAGTTATCTTGACTGACAAAAAATGTCTTTATTGGGATATTCCAAACAGACATTATCTCATCTCCATAGCAGATCTTAACGATAAGACCTTTCTCTTTAAGCTCTGACCAAATAACGTCTCCTAGACAGCTATGACAAACCTCAAAAAAGTTCGAAACCTTTTTCTGAAACTCTTCGGGCGTAGAAGACTCGTCTTCTGAAGTGGCGATTTTTTGAGTTAGCTGAACGATAACTTTTTTGAAGTTTTTGCGAGTGATTTTCTTACCAACAAAATCTTCGACATCGGTTTTAATTTTTGACAGTTCAGAGAATACTTTCTCTTCCTGTTCTTTTTTTGTCATCATGATTGGGCGTAGGTTAGATTGTCCAATTCAGTTTGAGTGATTTTTAGAACCCAGCCTTGGATATTTGTCCAATATTCAATGCATGGATCAAAAAGATCTTTTTGTTTAGTCTCAACAGAAAATGGCTCGTCTTTGTAAAGAGTGATGGTCTGATAAGGAAGTCCAAGCTTTGGGTTATCAGCGAGGACTGAGAAAGTCGAAGTTGGCTTATAGTACTTTATCATTTGTGGAGAATAGTTCAATTGCGCCTTGGAAAAGATAGGAGTCATAAGTCCAATAGTTATGGTTCATCCAGCCAGAAATGACAAGGCAATACTCCTTGAAAACATTTCCCTGCTGTTCAACAAGAAGGCAAGTATTTTTTAGTTCGCCTTCCAGAATATTAACATATAAATATGGATTTTTATCTGAAATAACATCAACCAAATAAGTCGATGTCAAGCTGATTCCAATTTTTTGAGCAGAAATATTTGGAATAACGAAACGAGCTTTGTATTTCATGTTACGTTTAAGAACTTTTTGATTTGCGAGACAGCTTCATTCTTTTCTTCCACAGCCTTATCAAAGAAAAGCTGCTGATACATAAGATTGGTTTGAAAAGCTAATGAATCTGCGTAGGTAACTAAGCCATGTTTAAGTTTATGGTTGGTGATGATTAGGTTGTCTGGGATCTTGTAGCCGCATTTCTGGATCGTATTAGCGCAGTCGGCATCGAACAGCATCACAACATCAGACATCAAAGCCTCATAGAAGCGGTTGGCAAGAAAAGCATAGTTGGTATGAGTGTGCTCGTCTTCCATATAAATAGAATATTTAAACTTGCGGAGGTCTTCATTATTCTTTTGCCATTCAAGTTTTGGCATATAGTTACAATCGCAACCAAGAGCTTGGAACTTTTTCCAGTTCTTGCTGGAGGCTGAGAGGAAAACGCCTTTCGTCAAGAACTTCTTAAAAGACTCTGCCCGCCACTTACGGTAAGTTCCGTAATAGATAACACCAGTCTTTTCCGAGTGGTTTACTGGGGTTCTGTCTGGATCAATAATCAAAGAGTTTAGATTAACCGTGAGCCACTTGTGGATAAAGTCATTAAGTTTTCTATTTGCGATATTCTTGTTCAAGATCCAATGGCGATATCCTTCTCTTGGATTGTTGCAGATCATATCGTAAACTAAGCCCATATTGACTACGCCCCAGCGCAAAAGCTGATTGTCTTCAACGTCATGATCGTTTACGAGCCAAACATAACGCGCCTTTGGGTTTTTCTCAAGAATTTGCCTGTAAGGTACGTGAGGCATATAGGGCGAAGCATAGGCGCAAATGATCACATCGTATTGCTTGGCAAGCACTTGTGGCAGCGCATATTCGCCGTCAAGAAGGTCTGCACCAAGAGCGTGCTTTAGGATAAGGCTATTACGGCAGTGAACAATAGAGGTATCACTGTAATCTTCGGCAAGGGGCTTGCGTTTGCTTGTAGCTTCGATAATTAAAATATTCATGCTTTACAAAAGTTTCCTTGCTCGTTGGTATAGTATATTTCTTTGAAGTCAACATCTTTCAATAGCTTTTGGCAGTGTTTGCAAGGTTTCCCCATTGCCAAATTGTCGTTCCTGTCGATTCGAAAAGTAACTAAAGTATTTCTGGTGTGATCAACTTTACCCGATTTAATGATCGCACAAGCTTCTGCGTGAAGTCCACTCCCATCAAAGTAACCATACTTTTGGTTAATTGGGTGCGACTTCTTAGAGTTCTTGCCAATCGAAACAATTTTGTTTTTGTTTAAGATGAATGCGAAGTGACGGCAACGCAAGTCAACCCCATCATAGATGATTAGGCTTCTGGCTATCTGAACCAATCTTTCAAACCTCATTCCCTATGGGAATACGCTTTCCCAAAACTTGTCAAGCCTTTTTGAACTTCAATTTGAGAAAAGAGTCGTTATCTTCCATAACTTCCGTAAAGCCATAGGTTTTTAACAATTTTAAAAAGGCGTTTAGGCGCTTTCTCTTTTTAAATACATTAACATAAATCTCTGGATACTTAGACTCCGCAAAGACGCCATAAACTGAACCTGTAATCTCTTGGCTTTGGTAAACGTTAGGGTCAGAAAAGACATAGCTCAACTCGGCAGATAGGCTGGTAATTTGCCTAAAGATCAAGACGCAAAAAATGGTTCCATTAGGAGCCACGTAAACAATAGAGTTTTTTGAGTTGTTTTGGATATTGACCGCGATCTCCTTAAAAAACATAGAAGGGGATACGGTAGAAGTGATTCCGAATGCCCCTTGGGCCTTTACGGCAAGCCTAAGAACTTCTGGGAGGTCATTCGTTCTTAATGGGCGAATCTCAAAGGATTCTATTTTTATTTGGTTTTTAGTACCCATAAGTGTAATATAATCTAAAGGTAAAAGGAAATGTCAAGGCAGTCTAATCAAAAAGTCAATGCGGAGCTTTTCTCGCTAGAGCCAACAGCTTTGTTGGAGTTCTTCGTCATTTATTATGATTACGTTAATCAGCCTGATGAGAAACTTTACATTCACGGCGGAACTAATGGAATACAGGGTTCGATTTATTGGCAAGGTCAAGAGTATTCCCCGTTCCCAATTCAAAGCTCAGGATTTGAAAGCAAAGGTGATGGCAGTTTGCCCAGACCAAAGCTGATGGTATCAAATCAAGATTTTTTTATATCCAATTTACTAAGAAGGCACAGCAATCTTATTGGCGCTAAGGTAGTTAGAAAAAGAACCTTCTTAAAGTTTTTAGATAATCAGAACTTCTCTGAGAGCAAAAACCCCTATGGTTCTGCGGATTCTACAGCAGGATTAGAAGATCAAGTATTTTTCATTCTCAGAAAATCTGCGGAAACTAGATCTATAGTAGAGTTTGAGTTGGCTTCACCACTTGAATTGGAGAATGTTAACTTTCCCAAAAGAATCGTAATGTCTCGTTACTGTTCTTTCCATTATCGCGGGCTTGGCTGTAGATACTCTGGCCCTCCTGTTGCGGATGAAAACGATGTTCTGATCTCTTCGCCAGTTGATTTGAGAAGCGGCTTGATTAGAAGAAAATATACCAATGACGGTTCTGCGCCATCTAGTGCGGATAACTTCACAACAAAGTTAGCAGCATCTACATTTGTTTCAGAAACCGTTACCGCAAACGCGACCGTAGATAATGAAACATCAAAGAGCTATGAATTTCTCGGTTATTTTAGAGTTGATCGTGGAGAAGCTGGAAGATATTTTCTCGGCGTTGATCCAGATGACGCTGCCGATATTTTATTAAACGGAAGAGTTGTTGCTAGCAGCTATTCTGGAGGCAATCAAAATGGATCTGCCCCAAAAGGAACTCAAGTAATTCAAGAATGGCTGCAAGAAGGTAATCATAGAATTTTAATTCGTTTCTGTGCCGCTGCAACATCTCCTCAAGGTTTAGGTTTATATTACAAAACTCCTGGTTCTGATACTTGGGTCGCCATCCCAGCATCAAGATTTTACTACGATATTGATGAAACAGGTAAAATGACAACTGCTCAAAGATTTAGCACAGCCGTATCTTTATTTAAAAATACTGCATTAGATGGCTACTCTTTGTTTGATTTTGGCTCGGGAGACAGAGCTAAATGGAAAATGAAAACACAGTATAGAGTTGGCGACTTTGTTTATTTGGAAAATTTTAATATCAAGGTTCCAAAGCAAGATATCAATGCTATTCCAAATTGGGAGCCGCTCTATAAAGTTTACGTTTGCGTCAAAGACCACACAAGTTCTTCCAATAACCATCCATTTTTTAATAAAGTTTATTGGCTGGCAGATCAGTGCTCAAAAACATTAACTGGATGCTCGTTTAGATTTGGTGGGCAAAGCTCATTGCCTTTTGGTGGCTTTCCGGGAACAGAAGAATACTCAATCAATCAATGAAGTCTATCATAGAACACGCTGAAAAATCTGATCTTGAAGTTTGCGGTTTCGTTCTCGTTGAGAACGGCGAACTGAGAACTGAGCCTGCAAAAAATATAGCTGTGTATGAAAATGATGTATTTGAAATACACCCGCTCGAAATCTTGCGCCACATTAGAAGCGGAACCCTAGCTGCCATTTACCATTCTCACCCACAAACAGAAGAGTTAGAGTCAAAGTTTGATAAATTCAATTGCGAGAATTCTTGTATTCCTTATGTTATTTATAGCAAGCAGACTAATAAATTTAATCTTTTGGTTCCAAGAAAGCCTCACGTAAAAAAAGAAAACTTAGAATTATTAAAAAAGCAATATGACTAATGTTTATTTATACGGCGAGTTGCAAAATAAGTTTGGAAGTGAATTTAGATTTAGCATAGGTTCGGCAAAGGAGGCTTTGCTCGCAATCAATGCAAACAGAAAAGGCTTTCTAGATGAGATAAAAAAGTTAGGAAGCAGAGGAATTTTTTATAGAGTTGTAGTTGACGATCAAGTTATACAAGATCCAAAAGAATTGGAAATAACAAAAGTTCCGCAAGAAGTTCATATCGTTCCTATCGTTTGGGGCGCAGGAAAAAATGGAGCTTTAATTGCTGTTGGCGCGATTTTGATGATTGCTACTGCTGGCGCAGCAGGACTTTTGGGAGCCGCAATGCAAGGCGCTATAATTGGCTCGGGAGGTATGGCTGCTGGGTCTTTATTTGCTAGCGCGGTAGGCGCTGCTGGTGGCGGTCTAAGTATGTTTGGAAGCGTCCTATTTGGCATAGGAGCATCCTTGGCCCTTCAAGGCGTGATGGGATTATTGTACCCACCGCCAAAACCAGACTTTAACCAAGAAGTTGCAGCAGGCGGTAAATCTTATTTGTTTGGCGGCAGATCAAACAATACAAGTCAAGGCCAAGCTGTTCCGGTGGGCTATGGTAGACTTCTCATCGGAAGCTCGCAAATAAGCTCAAATCTTGGACATTATCCTTTAAAAACGGACATCAAAGCTTTGATGACTCCTGTTGATAGACCAATTGATGACTACACTGATCTTGAATTTAGCAACGAGGACGAAACGGCGGCTGTAGACAGTTTCTACACAAATCAAGCAATGGGAATGGACGAATCTCTTTCGTTCACTAGCGTTAATATTTTAAATTCTTATTCCAGCATCATAAGCAGAAGCGTAGTGAAGGTCACTACTGAGCCGGTTGAAGTGGTAGTCAAAAGAAATGCCGAAATAATTTCTAATCCAAATCTTCCTAATTACGATTCTCAAGTTCAATATCTGTGGGAAGACATAAGCTCTGATACTAACAAAGGCAAAGTAAAAATAGAAAATCCCTATGCGTTTAATTCTGGAGTTGTATACAGGTCTTATTTTGCGAAAGACTTCGCGTATTACAGCAATTTAGTTGGAGCGCCAAATACCAGTGGTTCTTATTTTATTTCTTACCCTCAAAATACTTTGGTTAGATATGGACCAGCGCAATTCAGAACCCTAGAATTTGCAGTTTGGGATACTGGCTATTACTACGCCAGTGGAGAATTAGCTAAATTAACTGGTACTACTGGCGATCTACATTATAAATCTTTAACTGGGCATAGTGGAATCTCTCCAATCGATGCGACAAGCGGATCGACTTGTTGGAAGCCTGTAGCTTCTCCTGCGTCAGAGAGCCTTTATAAATCATTATTTGATGTCACTGGTTGGCTACCAACAGATACAAATGCTTGGTCGCAAATAACATCTCCAACAACAAGCGGACAGTTTCATGAATTAATCAATTTGTTTGGCTCTCCGTATTCGCCAGACGCTGTTCACGGCAATGCGATAAAGGACGTAAATATAAATACTGTTATTAGTCTTGAAGGAAGCTCGCCTAATGTTGGATTAAATGCGGATAATTATGCCATGGAATTTCTTGGATTTTATAAAGTTCCTTTCGTAAGGAACAGAGTAATAAATATCGCTGACGCTGAAAATGGCGTAATGTATGAAGTTATAAACCCCGGAGCCACAGGAGTTCAATGGACTGGCGCTGGATTAACTGGACAAGGTGGTTCAGCTATACCTGTTGTAGCTGGAATGACTTTTACAAAAAATGCAAATCAAGTTACTGGAGATGGAACTGTTGTAAGAGTAGCTTCATATAAATTTAAATTAGATTCTGATGACGCTTCTGATCTATACATTGATGGTCAATTAGCCAGTTCATACTACGGTAATCACGGAATGTATTCGGGTTTTGCCGATTATCAAAACCCAACAGAAGGAGAAATAGAAGCTCTTACCTCAACAACATTAGCTATTCCATTAACTATTGGTTATCATAGGATATATGCCAGATTTCAAGATAGTCTTGGTGGAGAAGGCATTTCAATATACAGAAAACTTGATACAAACGGCGATGGAGTTTATTCTGACTGGTCTATCGCTCCGAAAGATGAACTGTATCACAGAAAGATTTCAGACTTTTCTGTTAATCGGGCCAACAAGTTTTCGACTAAAAACGAGCTTATTCCCGCATCTTCTACAGTAGTTGGTAAAAAATATAGAATTGCTATAGTAGGGTCGATTAATTGGGGCTCCATAGGAGCAAGTTCTCCAAGAATCGGAACTGTCTTTGTCAGAAGAGCAGGCTCAGTAACTGGTTCTGATGGGTTCGTTTTTGAAGATACATTCAGCCATTATGAATCAACAGCAGCTAATTCAAATAGAATAGTGGTATTTTCTTCTGAACGTCCCAAAAAGAACGAAAAAATAGACACAGGTTTATCTTATTATCAGGCAAAATATAAATGTAAAGTAATCGTGGACAACGAAGAAAAGAACACTGCTCCAGTTAAGTTAAACATAAGATTTCTGCCAACAGAAGTCCAATTGGATTCAACACAAAGGGGAGATTTATCTATCCCAGCTTTCACTGATGTATGAAAATATTAAATCCATACAGATTTTTAAAAGGAATGGGTGGGGCGGGGAGTAAGGGAGGAGATGCGCCGAAATTAGTTCCACCGCAAGCCCAAAACTTGAGAAGAACTATTTCTCTTAGTGAAACTATAGATATATTATGCGAAGGACCGATCTATGGATTAGTAGATCAATTTGGCAAAAAGGTTTATGGCTTAGATATGCTTAAAGGAGTTTACTTAAATGGAATGCCAGTAATGAATAACAAAGGCGAATATAATTTCAGAAATATACTAATGGAGATTAATCTTGGGACTGAAAACCAAAAACCATTGCCAAGCTTTAAAAATGTAAATGTTCCGAGAGGCAGCGGGTTCAAGTTACTTGGGCCGATAAAAGCAAGCGATGATGGAGGCGAAGCTGAACTAAACATAAGAAATGGCGATAATTTCGTCATTTGGGCTAAAGGTATTGCAGGCAACGGAGATTGGCCTTCTGAAGATAAAGACCCATTTGTGTTTATTCATAAAATAAAAAATAAAGATGTTAGCAGAGTTAAAATAAGTTTATTGATCGAAGCGTTATCGGATACTGTTGATAAACCATCAGCTAAGGACGCCAAGGATATTGGAACAGTGAAAGAAGCAACATTAAAATTATTTTTAACGTATGGATTAGAAAATTCTTTTACCGTAAGAGGCAGAATGATCACTATCCGTGGAACTGCAACAAGCCCATTTGGCATGATAATCGGAGAATCAGACTCTGAAGAGGATGCTGCGGCATCAACATCAGCAGAAGCAATTGCTGCGGGAGGGGTAATATCAAATGGATATAGTTCTATAACGCCAAGTGGCGGCAGATCAAGAACGCCATCTAATGGATGGGGTACTTATAATGAAAATAAAAATAAAGACTTTCAACTGATATAATAAAAGATGCCAATAGAAAAAACAGCGCAAGAACAGGTGGCAGATAAGCTTTATCCTACAAATCCTGCCAAGATATTAAATACTATTAGTTTCTTAAAGAGAAGATATTTTAATCACTATATCCCATCTTCCCCGCAAAGAAATTTAGTTAGCGCTGGGTATGTTGGTCTTGGGGTAGGAACAGCGGCTACATTCGCTTCTGTAACAGCATCAGCAATAAAAGGCAGTCCGATAACCTTAACAGGCACAGCAACATATAGATTAACAAATGGAGCTACGGGAACTGTAGTACCAGCTTTGGGTTTGGTTGCTCAAATAAATATAGGCAGGCTAGATACTAGTTATGTTTCTTTTCAAGTTAGATCTTTGCCATCTGAAATAAGTGCAAATGGCACATTTTCATTTACCATACCGGGTTCAGAAACTCTGAAAATGGCAGCGGGAACTCATACGGTTTACATCGACGCCCTTTCTCCAATAGGATCGGTAAGGTTAGCGGCTTCTGGAATGGAAAATGACGTAAGAACTTTTGTTATTACTGAATCTTGATTTATAATAAATTATGGACGACTACTATTCAGATCAGTCACAAGGAAACCAAGATTCAGAGAGTAATCCAATCCATCTTGCTGATTCTGGTATGGGGGAAATCATTTTGCCACCATCTATTGATGGTAGAGATAGATTTATTTCTTTAGAAAAAATTACTCCAGAAACAGTTAATCCATTGGTAAAAAGAGATGTTTCGGTTGAAAGCGTAATTGAAACGATAGACAGAAGTTTTTCTTATCCTATGACCGCGCACGTAGGATTAAAGTTTGACTCTAGAACTTTTTCTAATTTTCCAAAAAGAGAATTTGATGTAAAAATGAAGAAGGTCAAAGTACCTTCAAATTACTATGCGGTTGGCGGAAATGGCTTAGACAGGCGTTATATCTATACTAGTCCAAACTTTGCTGGAGACCCAAGTAATCTCGATATTGCCTTTGTTGTGGATCAGAACATGAATTACGCACAAAGACAGTTGCTTCTTAGAAATATCAAAGAGATGATATCTAAGCTGGTTGCTGGATATACATTTGTAAGAGCGTCAATCTGGCAAACTTCTGCGAGTCAGAATACCACTTTAAACCAAAAAACGGGAGAAGTGCTAACTGGATTCACTTACTACGAAACTGATGATTTTTTTGAAATAGAGAGCCCAGATGCTGCTGGAACGTCTAGCACAAACTTATTAACAAAGCTAACCGCAGCATTAAATTTTTCCAATAAGATCACGACAGATCCAACCGAAACTTCAATAGCTAATTTCTTCTTGAGAAGAAGCCAGTTCGGTTTGACTGATGAAGCTGGCACTTTAAACGAAGAAGACGTACTGAGCAAAATTTGGGCGAATACTGTTAGAAAAGTAGTATACTTTTCTGGATCAGAGCCAGAAACAATGTCTGCTAGAACTTATGCGACGCTTCTGAACCATGCTCAAGAAAATGCAATTCAGATATACTATATATTCAATGACGCCAATTCTTCTGGCACAAGAACACTTAGAGAGTTGGCGGTTGATTCGGGTGGTGGAAAATTTAACTGCCGTCATGATTCAGATATAGAATTTCAAAAGTTTTGCAGTGATCAGTTTTACGATCATAATAAAATTTATTATGGTGACTGGGATGGAACATTCAAAATAGCTTGGACAGATAATCCCGCATGGGTTCTGTATGACATCATTACAGATGTGAATTATGGGCTTGGCAATTACATCGACAATAATTCAATCGATAAATGGACCCTTTATGACATTGGTAGATACTGCGACGCAGTAAATGACAAAGGCTTCTTTGAAGGCGTATCTGATGGTAGAGGCGGGCTAGAGCCAAGATACAGTTGTAATATTTATTTCGGTAATAAGGAAGAAGCTTACAAAGTAATCAAAGATATTGCAGCTATCTTTAAAGGTATAGTATATTGGAACACAGAAGGGTTTTCCTTCTTTGCTGATCGTCCAAAGCAACCAATAATGTACTTCGCCAATTCTAATGTTGTCAACGGCGAATTCAACTATACGGAAACTGCAAAAAATCTTAGGTATACTAGCGTAGAGGTAGTATACAACGATAAGTTTGATAACTTTAAAACAAAAATAGAATTCATTGAAGACGTTGATGGCATCAGAACATTTGGATTTAATCCATTTAAAGTAAATGCTGCTGGATGCACTTCTCGTTCTGAAGCTAGAAGAATAGGCCGATACATTCTTCATTCTTCAATGTTTGAGGCGGATACTGTTGCTTTTACCGCTGGACTAGAAGGTGCGTATCTGCAACCTGGCGATATATTCGCAGTTAGCGATGAACTGAAAAACGTAGCCAGAACATTCGGAAGAATCTTATCTATAGATACTGCCGACAACTCGATAAGAATCGACGGCGAGTTTTCAACAGGGCTAGATTCTGGAATATACATTCATATTCCTTCTGGTAATTATGCGGTTTCTGATCTGAATACAATGACAGGTTCAGACGGATCATTTAGTGGAACTTTAGAAAATATAAGAGCGAGAAGACAGTCGCAAGTTAAAAAGTTTAATATTTCATCTTATACTGATCTAGACTATGGATCGCTTTTAACCTTGACAGGCAATTTCCTTTTAAAGTCTGGAGTAGTTGATGTTCATGTTGATGAAGGAAGAATCTCTGGATCAAGCCAAGTAACAGGAGACACTAATCTGGATGGAACTTTTTATATATTTCCAGAAGAGACTATCATTGCTGGAAATCCGCAAATTGATACTGTCAGCTTTGAAGAAGTCTCTGGCGTACTGAGAGACTTAGAGATTGATGTTAATATATCTGGAACTGGTTTGACTGGGCAGCTAATTGGGAACGAAGCAGATTGGACTGGCGTTATCTCTTATTCTATATCTTCTAATTCTACTCTAGCTGTAAATGGAAGCACGCTAGCGACACTTAGTACAAATCAAATATATGCAGCTAGACTAACTGCTGCTGGAGCAATCCAAGCATCAGGAACTATTGCCTCGCTTGACGATATTTTTTCAAATGCAATATTTACTTCTGCTACGGATGGTCAAGTCGTCACTGTATTTACAAGAGGTGGAGTAATAAGTAATTCTTTTAATGCAAGCTCAACTTGGTCAACTAATTACGGAGCAACTGAAATTTATAAAATCGGAAGAGATTTATCTTCGACTTCAACAAGTTTTGGATATGCCTGTGCATTCGTAAAGGGAGGCTATAGAATAGTAGAGAGGGCTTCAAAAGCACTAAACGATTATGGAAGTCTAAGATTTACGTACAGAAATCTTTTGGCTTTCTCAAAGCTAAGAGGTTATTATACTTTCTTACAAGCTGAAGTTGGAAACGCGCAACAATCTAAGTACGATGAGTGGCAAGGCGGTAGAAAATATGAAGCGGGTAATATTGTTAGGTTTTCAGACAACGTATATACTTGCACAAGAGATCACAATTCGGATTTTACTGATAGTACAGGCGTCTTTTCTAATGATTACTTCGCTGGCAACTCAGCTAGATCGAAATGGCTGCTTGGCTCAAGCAATGGTTATTCTGTAATAGGATTTCCAAAGGATTTCTTTGGTGCTCAAAAGACTTACATCAATCAGTCGCTAACTGCCTCTGGAGTTCTGCAAGCTTTTGCGACTCTGGGAATTGAAATGTTTAGTGGGGCAGGAACTTTTGGGCAAACTGACATAAGAGTTTTAAATGCATCAGAAGGGATAGGATTTAGCGGTTTTGTTTATGGCACAGGTTTCGAAAAAGGATTTTATTCATTAAATCTAGATACGAATCCACAAAAATTAGATTTAGTAAGTGCTGGTTCTTTGTATGTATTAAGCGGTTCTGGAGTAGAGCCAAAGCTATATAAAACTATCGCTACTAAAGAAGAAGAAATGAATCAATATGCTATTGTTGGCATAGAGTTCAATGCAAATAAAGAAGAGTTTATCGAGAGAGATATCATTGATACATCCCCAAATCTTTACGTAAAATCAGTTTATGATGTGGTAATCAAGCCAGATTCTCCAAGCTATATCACTGGTACTGGCATTTTAAATTCAACTGGATTATATTTTAATTGGAATGCCGTCACAACAACGCCAATTGGTGGATATAAAGTCTACGTAAGCCGTCCAGATTACTCCTCTCCAACAGTTAGTGCGATGACTCAGGCGTACTTTGTCGCTTCTGGTGTAACTGGACTCACTATTGATGTAAGCGGTAAATACGGCCAATACGACATTAATGTATATGGGCAAGGGGTAAATCCTTATAAGCTTCTTTCTA